CAACAATTAAACGTTGTCGGTATTATGAAACAAATGGGCTCTCAGGTTGTTGTTTTTCACATAATAAATTAACCAATACAGATAAAAATATTCAACTTTATAATGGAATTATATTAACGTTAGGTGAAGAAGGCGATATTAAAAGTTTTACAAATCCTATATTCCTATGGAAAATATTTAATAGGGATATTAATAATATAACAACAAAAAGTTCAAAAAAAATTATTGAAGACCAAGCCAAACTGATAAGGTGTGGTTCCCAAAAAAAAGTTATTGAGGCATTAATAGAAAATGGTTTGTTTTTATCAGAAAAAAAAGTTTTATCTTTTTTTCAAAATGATAAAATGCTAAAATTAAAACCAAAATTAGAGCTAAAAAATTTAGAAAGCGCAAGGCACTTTTTAGGAATAATTTATTATTTTAATAGACATCCAAAAACTTTAATAAAATTACAAATTAAAATTAGAATAAATTTAAAATATGGAAAAAATATAACAAATATATCTAAAATTCAAAAATGGTATCGGTTTAGAAAATGGTTTAAATCATTAGCTGTTTCTCCCCGTGTAATGCGTAAATATTTTATTCCAAATACTAATAAAATAATATTAGTACAGAGAAAGGTAAGACAGTATATTAATATAAAAATAAAACATTCGCATAATTGTCCATATTCCATGGAAGATTATTGGGATATTCCTAAAAAATATAGAGTTGTTTACAAATACTATCAAGGAGATCATTTTCATTGGAGATACTATGATATTCGTTGGTTACATAATGATTTTTTATCTCAAACTTCTGATAAAAGATTTGTTATTGAACCAGCAACTAGAACTGAATTTCCGGAAGAATTTGTAGAAGAAATTGCTAGAAAAATATGGGTATTAACTAGAATAGAAAATGATTATGAGATTGATGAAAAAAAAAATGAGAATCCATACTATATAGAAGATGACTGGATTAACCGTTTTAAAAGAAGATCCTTATATCGTTTTTGTCTTATGGTATTAGATATGTGTCATAATCTTGATATTAAAATTGAAAATATTAAAAATTTGAGAAAATCAAATTTTAAATTAAAATATCAAATTTTTTATTTAGAAGTAATAGCACCTCAAGTAATGTCAGCTATAAAAAATATGAATATGCCACAGTTAGAACACGATTTATATCATATTATAATTGATATGTTTAAACCATATTATATTTTTCCAGATTCTGATATAACGGATGAAATTTCTGGAGATGCTATATATGGAATATTAAGAATAATTCTTAATACTAAACAAGTTGGTTTTGTTATTTATGATGTCGTTAAAGATATCATAAAAGAAAATATTCAAACTTTATTAATGACATAAAGATACAAAAAATATAGTTTATATACATAATGGAATCAAGTGAAAATAACTGGATTGACCGATTAAAGACAACAACAAATGATAATATTCCTGATTTTTCTATAGATGGTATTTGTACTCTATGTAAAATTGTTGATGTATATGATGCCGATACTTTTAGAGTAGTATTTTTTATTAATAAAAATGATAAAAATCCAATTAAAATGAAAGTAAGAGCAGCTGGTTGTAATGCTGCTGAAATACATCCTTTAAAATCACATCCAAACCGAGAAGAAGAAATACGAAAAGCAAAAGTTGCAAAAAATAGATTAATTCAATTAATTACTGGAAATGATTTTGACATTTTTAATATGGATATACATAGTAATGATTATAAAAAAATATTAAATGATAATAAAAAACTCTTATATATTGAATTTGGAAAATTTGATAAATATGGTAGAGTTTTAGGAACTCTATATTTAGACGAAAGCGAAGACAGTAAAAAAAAATCAATTAATCAAATTCTAATAGATGAAAACCATGCAGTTTATTATGATGGTGGTAAAAGAGATAAAAATACATTAACCGTTTCTTAACTATTGTATAATAATTCTTGTATAATATTTTTTATATAATAATTATCGTTTTATAATAATTATCGTTTTATATTAATATTTTTTATAAATATTAATATAAAATGGATATTGATAAAGTAAGTGTTATTATTCCAACATATAATAGATTTAATTATTTAATGAATACTATACGATCAATTAAGTCGCAAACTTATAAAAATATAGAAATTATAGTAGTTAATGATTGTTCCACTCAAAAATCATATTATGAATATGATTGGAATGATATAAAAATAATACATTTGAATACAAATAGTAAAGAAATATTTGGTTTTAATTGTGCTGGTGGTTACCAACGTAATTTTGGAATTAATATAGCAGTTGGAAAATATATTGCATTTTGTGACGATGATGACATATGGTTTCCTAAAAAATTAGAATTACAAATAACAGCAATGAAAGAATCTAAATGTAAAATGTCTTCTACGGATGGACTAATTGGGAAAGGTATTTATGATCCAAATAAAGTATATAAAAAATATAATGCCGAACATTATTATAACTCCTTGCAAAATATTTATAAAGAAAGTAATTTATTAGAAAATGGATTTCCTGATATATGGAATTTAAATTTTTTAAATATACATAATTGTATGGTATGCAGTAGTGTTGTTATAGAAAAAGAAGTAATAGATAAGGTAGGTAAATTTATTATAATTAATCGTTATGAGGATTATGAATATTGGTTAAGAGTTTTAAAACATACAGATTCTATATATGTGAAAGATATATGTTTTTATTATGACAATTGTCACGGTAACGGTAAAAAATATTAATATGTATATTAACTTAAAGGTAAGCAATAATATTATAAAAATGTTAAATTATAAATATATAGTATTTGACGTTGAAACAACAGGTCTTCCTAAAAACTATAATTCTCCTGCAAAAATGTACAATATGTGGCCATATATTGTACAATTCTCATGGATAATAAATGATAATGGTAACTTAACAGAAAAATCATATATTATTAAACCAGATAAATATGTTATTCCAGAAGATAGTATTAAAATACACAAAATTACAAATGAAGAAGCTTTAATAAATGGAATACCTATTAAAATTGTTTTAAATATTTTTAAAGAAGATTGTGATAAAGTTGATTATTTAGTATCTCATAATTCTTCTTTTGATACATCTGTAATACACGCAGCCTGTTACAGAACAAATAGTATTTTAAGTTTTAATATGGATAAAACAGTTTTTTGCACTATGAAATCAACAACTGATTTATGTAAATTAGAAAATAAAAATACACGGTATAAAAACTATAAATATCCAAAATTAGAAGAATTATATGAATTTTTATTTGAAAAAAAACTGCAAGGAGTAATTTTACATAATTCATTAGAAGATGCAAGAATAACATTAATATGTTATCAAGAACTATTTGCTCGAAATATAAAAATGGTATAAATAATTTAACTTTTTTATTCAAATATACTAATTTTTATATAAAAATTGATTTATATAAAAAGAATTTACAATAAAATAAAAGTAAAAATGGAAAGTAAAAATGATATCGCTAATGATATTGATTGTGTTGAATACTATCCACATTTTTTACCAGATGAAATATCAACAAATGTATTTAACGATATTATGAAAGAAGTAGAGTTTTTATCTGATGAAAAATCAGCAATTATTATATATGGAAAAAAACTTAATATTCCAAGAAAACAATGTGGTTATGGTGATGAAGGAACTTCATACAAATTTTCAGGTGTTAGCGTTGAAGGAAAAATATGGAAAAATGTTCCAATTTTAAACAATATTAAGGAATATATCCATAATAAACTTAATGTTCCTGTAAATTTTGTTTTAGTGAATCTTTATAGAGATGGAAATGATTATATCGGATATCATTCCGATGATGAAAAAGATTTAGATAATAGATATCCTATCGTATCTTTAAGTTTTGGTTCTGAAAGAACTTTTTTACTTAAACATAAATTTACAGGTAAAACTCATGAAAAACTTTTAAATGACAATTCATGTATTGTAATGAAACCCCCGTGTCAATCATTATATAAACATTCTGTTCCTAAAAGATTAAAAATTAAAACTCCAAGAATTAATCTTACTTTTAGAGTAATTAAATAATAGAGTAATTAAATAAATTTTTAAATAGAGTAATTAAATAATAGTATTTAAAAATTTATAACTTTCAGATAAAAAAATGATTATTTAAAACTATTTAAATATAAACATAATAAATATAAACCATTAAAAAATTCAATGGAAAAAATTGTTAGCGTAAATAAAATTAATAATTTTGATAATTTATTAGATTTGTCAGAAATATCAAGTAAATTAGACATAAAATCCAAATATGAAATGGAAAATTTATTTGAAAATGAATGGAAAGATATATTACAAGAAGAATTTAATAAACCATATTTTAAAAAAATAAAAGATACTTTAATAGATGAAGAAAAAAAAGGAATTAAAGTATATCCACCCATAAATAAAATTTTTCAAGCATTTAACAAATGTATTCCACAGGATATACGTGTAGTTATTGTTGGACAAGACTGTTATTTTAGTCCTGGACAAGCTGAAGGATTAAGCTTTTCAGTCCCACCTGGAATAAAAGTACCATCTTCTTTAAAAAATATTTATAAGGAACTTTTAGCAGACATTAAAGAATTTGTTATTCCAAATCACGGACATTTGAGTAAATGGGCGGATCAAGGAGTATTTCTTTTAAATTCAGCACTAACAGTACAACATGGTAATGCTGGTAGTCATCTTAAATTAGGATGGCAAGAATTTACTGATTTTGTTTTGAAATATATTAATGAAAATTACAAAAATGTTGTTTTTATTCTTTGGGGAAATTTTGCCAAAAATAAAGGAACTTTCATTGATTCAAATAAACATTATGTATTAACATCTGCACATCCATCGGGGTTATCTGCACATAGGGGATTTTTTGGATGTAAACATTTTTCTAAATGTAATATTTATTTAGAAAGTAAAGGTTTACATAAAATTAATTGGCAAATTTAAAAAATAATTTTTTTTAATAGTTTAATAAACTTTTATTAAACTATTACATTAAAATTTATATAAGAAAATTGATATAAGAAAATCGATAAATAATTAATATATAATGAATAGAAAAGCACAATTTACAAAAAAAATAAATAAACAGTCAGAAACATTATCAATTGTAGAAAAGTATGAAAGATATTTTTGTGATAAAATAATTGATATTAGCACAATACCAGTTTCTTATAATGATAAAGTAGAAAGAATAGCAAATGAAATATATTTTTTTACTTCAGCAAAACCACCACATCCTGATAATATGGAAAGTCTTATGGAGGATACTATAAGAATGAATGATATGGTTGTATGTTCACACGGACAAAAAGAAGCTTATAGTAAAATAAAAGAATGGTGTAAGGAAAAAGGTAGTGAAAACTTGGATAATGATATTAAAATAAAACTTGATAAATTAAACAAAAACCATATTCCAAAATGGTTAAAATGGCAAAATGTAGGTAAAAATAATTATACGACAGAAGAAGTTACAAAAATGATGAATGTATGGGTTGATAAGAATAAAACATTAAATACTATGGTCGCTTGTAATGAATTATTGAAAACAAATACTTAAAATGTTCATGGTTTGCCTAATCCTTTGTAAAAATATGATTTTTTATAATTTACTGGTTGATATTCACAAAGACTAGGATATGTTGGTATATAATAACTTTCTTTACTTATATATAATATAAGTAATTCTAAATATTTACTTAATGCTGAAGCATATTCATAATATGCACAAGAATTAAAGTATTTAATTTGTTTTTCTACATCTCTAACACTATACAGTATAGTTGGAACTTTGTTTGAAGATTTTTTATTATTTGCTATATTTACTGAATTTTGTACTTTTTTTTCAAATAATGGTAATGACATTTTGTTAATTTTAATTTAATAAAAAAATTCCTTTTA